TGACAGTCGCGAGTGGAACCGGTCAAAGTATTCTGAAGATTGTTAACATGGTGGGTGAACTGGCAACGGCAATGGATGAGATCTCTCTGGCCTCGTCCGAACAGATGCAGGGGATTTCGCAGGTCAGTATCGCCGTGAGTCAGATGGACAGCGTTACCCAAAACAACGCCGCACTGGTTGAGGAATCCTCCTCTGCTTCACAGTCACTTTCTGAACAGGCACATGCCCTGCGCGGCATGGTTGCAGCGTTCCAGGTGTAGATAAACCCTCACTATCCGGCAGAATAGAATGTGATCCGGGAACGGGTTGCGCCCTCTCTGCCGGAACCCGGTCAAAAGGTAGTGTTCGGGTCTGGCCAGCAGCATCGTCCATGTCCGTTAGAAACGCCAGTCAACTGAGACATAATCGTTTAACGTGGTGAGTTTCGGAGCAAGAAGAGTCACGTTTTTTAGAAAGATTCCATCAGGCCAGTGATTCCTGAGCAACGCTATGCGAACAATAAAATGGCGGGGTTAAGAACTAAAAGTCGCGGTACGATAATGGCTGCTGGCATGCGTTACATTTCATGGCCGACGCGTGCAGGTTGTATTGCGGATGAGATGTCCGGTTAGGTATTTTTCGCCAACACAAAAATAGGGAAAACTGATAACCATCCCTAAAATATGGTGTGGCGATAAAATGGTGTTCGAGAATACTACTGGGTCAACCGGTTTTACATCATATACCTATGAAACTATTCAACTTTATGGCGTTTGATGAGTCTATATGAGCCAATCAATCTAACAGCCGCAGATAGATTAACATATGCCAAAAATGCCCCTGCAAACAACGCGTATAAAGTTATACCTATTTTAGCCAAAGGTGGTAAATGACTCACTTTTTCTACAAAAGCATCAGGCAGAAATACACTGTAGAATAAAGGCATCAAGAAAATAATTGCACCAAATACATATAAAAAAAACCTTAAAGAAACAATTAATGTTAAATAAATAATATTACTATGTCTTTTTTTCTTCCAAAAAAACGCTAGTGGTTCAGTTTTAATATTCAGCAAACCGCGGCACTTCACAAAAAGATCAATATCGCTGGTTGGATTCTCACTCCTAACTAAAGCTTTTCGTTGTGCCAAATTTAAAAAGTTCTCTTTTGTAATTGCAGCATAGCCATACTCTACGGCTAGGTGCTTCAGATCCTCATCTTCAGTTATTTTATAAAGATCATAGCTCAGTTTACTCAGCTTCTCTCTTTCTTCAAAAACTCTTTTCTTTGTTAGGAATAAATCTTTACATGCAGAAAAAACTGCTACCAATGCTAAAATTATTGGCAATGCAACCTTAACGAACATCTCAAGTATTTCTGGCATTATACATCTCCTTATAATGTAGATTATCTTTCTTCGATCATTCCAGCCACTTGTAAGTGTCTATCGTCTCCCCTATTTTACGAATTATAATGCCGTCATCAATATGATCAAGCTTGAACATCTTGAATTTAATGGATAAATAGCAATAACCTTCTAGGTAAGATGTCTGCCGCAAGTTCGCGTTAACACACAACATGGAAGACGTCGCTGAGCAGTCCAGTATTCGCGCGCAAACGCTGCGTAATAAGCTGAATCCAGACCAGCCACATCAGCTTACCGTCTTAGAAGTTTTAATCCTTACCGATTTTTCTGAGGATGTAACATTAGTTGATGGTCTGGTGGCGAAAATTCAGAGCCTGCCATGTAAGCCGGTAAATGAAGTCGCTAATGAAAATTTCCCCTATATGTCATGAAAGCCACCGTAGAAGTGGGCCAGTGAGCCGCTGGCGCAATCTCTACAGAACCTATGACAGCAAGCGGTAAATGTAAACGCGGCCTGCTGCAGAATATCAAACGCCAGCAGGCACCAGACGGCACAACGTTTAAGCCGCGCAAGGCGCAGCCAATACGCAGCAAAAAGGGGCGGGTTAAGCATGAGATGTTCGCCAAACTCCGCACCGCGAAATACCTGAGAGTGCACGCTACCTCAAATGAGGCGGTAATTGAGTTTACAGGGCGCGTGCAGCGTATGGCGCGGGTGCATCATTATGGTTTGCACGACAGGCCATCGCATAAGGGGAGAATCGTGCGATATGAAGCCCGTCCTTTGCTGGGCGTGAGTTCACATGAATTAAATGTGATTGAAGAAATCATTCTTGATCACCTCTCAACCCCTTGACATTATATAGATATTACTTTCAAATAGTCTTTAGGATAGATGTTGGTCAACTGAAGCAAGTCTTCAGCCATGGGGTTTAATTCCCCTAATCCGTAATCATTTTGAAAATCTTACATCAGGTCTCAAACTTTTTATTTGAAGCTTTAAATGGTCTTCAAGTGCAATGTAATTTAGTGATTTAGCTTTGCACAACTGAACAATGTCTAAATTCTTAGCACCTTTTAAACTGGCTCTATCTAATATCGCCCCCTCAAAATTAACATTTTCCATATTACAACCAGCTAATTTAACACTTTGCAAGTCAGTGTTATTTAAATTAGCACCAGAAAGATTGCATGATGCAAAGGTTGTATTTCTAAGCTTTGCATCTTTAAATTTTATATTTTTTAGGTTGCAGAAGTTGAAAGCAGCATTTTTAATTTTGGATTTATTGAAGGTTGATGACATTAAAGAAGAGTAGCTAACATCCATTCCGTTTACATAGATATTTTCACCTTCCATCCCGGTAAAGTCTGAGTTCTTGAAGATTATATCACGCACTTCTATTGAATCACCAGAAATGACCATTCTGTGCATAGTGAATTTATAATGCTTTAACTCTCCCAAGCGTCGTATAAGTCCAATCTTACGAAGATTTACTACCTGATCCTTATACTTGGATATATCAGAAAGCTCATTCATCATTTCTGTAATTGCGGAATTCCTCTCATTGCGACGCTGTAACAAAAAAAGTGCAATACCAAAAAAAACAAAATCAATTAGTGAGGCATTCAGGTTGACCAACAAATCAACCCAGAATTCTTTGTTATATATCCCGGCGGAAGTGTGCGGTAAAACCACTTTGCTTAACCATGGAAAAGCAAATGAGAAGAATAGTGTAGCAAAAAGATAAATAAAAAATATGGAAATTAGAGAGTTAACAGGGTGATCTAATACTTTTTCACGAAAACTTTTCTTTTTTGTATTACTCATTTCATATGTCCGTATGAATATTAATTGAAAATAAATTTTAAGTTCGTAGTGTTTCTGTCCGTTAGTTCACGGGCAAGCCAGTATGCGTTGAGCAAAGAACAATATCAAAGCATCCTCACTTCATGGATGAACAACTCTCCGAAATCTTGAGCCTGCTGCGCAATCTGATCCACATTGGCACCTTATCTGCCATAAAACTGAACGACGGATTATGCCGCGTGGACACAGGAAACAACACAACTGACTGGCTTCACTGGCTTTCTGAGCGTGCGGGTAAAACCCGTTCGTGGAACGCGCCGCCAGTGGGTAAAGAAGTGCTCGTTTTATGCCTCCGCGGTGAACTCGATACCGGGTTTTTGCTGCCGGGGATCTTCTCTCATGACAATCCCGCTCCGTCCGCATCGGCTAATGCACTGCACTGGTCATTCCCTGACGATGCTGTAATTGAGTACGAACCGGAAACCGGTAAGCTGAAAGCAACCGGCATACAAACCGCCACCATTGAGGCGGCGGTAAAAATCCTGCTAAGCACGCCAGAGGTTGAGTGCTTGGCGCACCTGAAAGCCGAAACGTTTGAGTTCTCAGAAGGCGGCAAGATGATCGGCAACGTCAAGCACAGCGGCGGAAAGTTCGATTTGAATAGAGTTGTTGTGGATAACCACTATCACAGTGGCCATGCAGTGCGACAGCAGCAGAACGGATGGCTCAATGACAACAGTAAAATACATCGGTATGAATCGGCGGAACGGCACGGCACGACATTGATCAAATCCGCCAGTCAATGCACGATATTCTTTTAACGACGCTCGGCTCCAGTGTGATGCGGCGTAAGTATGGTTCGCTGCTGTCAGCGCTGTTTGACCAGCCGCAAAACGAATCGCTACGCCTGCAGATTATGTCGGCCTGCTACATGGCGATCCTGCAGTGGGAGTCGCGGGTAAAACTCACCGGCATCAATTTCGATTCTGATTTTAACGGCGGCATGGTGGTCGAGCTGACCGGCAACCGCGCCGACACGACTCAGCCTTTTTCCTTAACCATTTCTATGAGCTTAGAACATTGCAACCATCGACCTGGCCCCAGCTAAGCGCAAATTAAACGAGCTGGTTGAGCTGTGGTACAAATTGCATAGACGCGCCCTAAGCGATAATAAAGGCCGCCTGGCAAAGCTCTATGTCATCAGAAATGGAATGGGAAATGCTGTTGCATCCGAGATAAAAGCAAAGGATTGGGTACACTATCGTGAGGACCGGTTGGAAAGCAAAATTCAGAACGGTTATAAGACTAGCTTGAAATCATTGAAAGTCTCGCCTGGCTCCGTTAACTTCCTGCGCGCGTTGTTTAACGAACTGGAGCAGCTCGGTGAAATCTCTTACCCCAACCCGCTCAAAAACATTCGTGTATTTGACTAGCCAGAAAAAGAAATGGCTTGGCTTACCGGCGAGCAAATATAAAAGCTCTTTTCTGCCTGTAAAATTCGCGGCAATGATGAACAGACACCCATAATTAAAATTTTCCTTTCAACTGGATGTCGCTGGAGTGAGGCCGTGTCATTAAAGGCGACTCATCTATCCCCGAATAAACTCACCTTCATCAATACCAAAGGGAAAAAGAATCGCTCTGTGCCGAACAGCGAGGAACTGTATAACGAATTAAAGGAAAGGCCGTTATTTTAACGAGTGCTATCGCCAGTTTACCTATTTACTCGTCTGGCATGTATCGAGTTGCCTGAAGGGAAAATGAGTCACGTTCTGCGATACAGCTTCGCCAGTCACTTTATAATGGCCGTGGGGAACATCATCGTTCTGCAGCGCATCCTGGGACACTCAGACATCAGGGCAACAATGCGGTACGCACATTTTGCTCCAGACCATTTTGAAGACGCTATCAATTTAAACCCAATTGCAAATTCGATTTGCTGAGCGAATAATCGCCCATAGGTTTTTTTGGGGTAAGAAAGGTATTAAATGAAACTTGGAAAGATAAATTCGGTTTTAGTAGCAATTACTATGCTCGCAGGTTGCGCGACCAGCATGTCTGAAAGAGCATCTCGCGTACAAATCATCTCCGCCGATGATGCAAAACAATATCAATTCGTCGCTAACTTAACGGGATCTTCCTCTCTGACCGGTGTAGCCAGACATACCGGTTATCAGAATGCATTGAATGAGGTATTAGATAAAGCGGCTACAACTGGCGCGCAATATATAGTTCTCGATCCTAATAGTGCGCCATCGTATTGGACAACGAGTGAAGTTGTCAGGGCCACAGCTTACAAGAATAAATAATCACTACTTAAGTTCAAAATAGATGACTACAAGCAGGTTCTGACACTGTTAAGAACCGGACTTTGGCGGTTAGAGAGTGGCGGCACAGGTTCCAACAGAGTAGAAAAAAAGGCCACATGATGGGCTTTAACTCATTTAGCTTGCGATAAATCATCGATGCTAAATACTAAATAAAAAAAGACCGAACACGATTCCTGTATTCGGTCCAGGGAAATGGCTCTCAAGGAGCCGTGCGCTAAAAGTTGGCATTGATAGAGGCTCTCGCCTTGCTAATAAAGCGTAGGACAACCCTGTAGA